AAGGACCATCTTCTTGCCAGTCGGTACCGATACACCCGTCTGACCCGACACCTTCACCGTTACAGCGCCGGTCGAGTTGTTGAAGATAAAGTAGAGTTTCTTGTTGGCAGGAACAATAAGGTTCGTGCTGGCCCCACCCGTACCCGTCAGTTCAATGTACATGTTACGGGCGACACCGGTCGAACCATTTGGGATGGTGATCGTGGTATCAGTACCGGTTGAAACGGCCTGAGTGACGTAACCTGAAATCGCCTGTTCGATCAAGGTTCCAAGGTTGGTGTTCGTGGTATTACCCCAAGAACCTGCTTGGTCGCCCGTACCGATCAGTTCAATAGCAAGGTTAGTGCTGTATGTACTAGCCATGTGTCATTACCTCACGCCGCAATTTGTGTCCAATTTGGGTTTTGCGACGTATTAATTCCTGTCCAACTCGGACTTTGTGTTGTTCCTATTCCCGTCCAATTCGGGTTTTGGTTGGTGTTGATGATTCCCCAGACGTTGACGGAGCCAACCACCCCGGTAGCCGACACCCCAGAGACTACAACATTTGACCCTGCAGATACAGAGACAGTTCCTACCGCCCCAGTGGCCGAGACCCCCGTGACAAATACCGTTATCTCAAGCAGGATATTGACCGTGCCGAGCGCCGTGGTGCCCTGTACGCCCGTGACCGAGAGGACTTGGTCCGTGACGACAGATACTGTCCCCACCGCTCCCGTAGCCACAACGCCCGTCACAGCCGCCACAGCAGCCGCTGCAGCAACTACAGTTCCTACCTCCCCGGTGGCCGAGACTCCTGAGACAATTACCGTAGCCGTCGCTGCGACCGTAGCGGTACCAACCTGCCCTGTCCCGACAACGCCGGTAACAGCAAGAACTTGGTCTGTAACAACAAAGACGGTACCCGTCTCGCCCGTAGCCTCAACCCCTGAGACAAGCGCCGTACCACTTGCCGCCACCGTGACCGTCCCTACGGCACCTGAAGCCGAGACCCCGGTAACCGGGATGACTTGGTCTGTGACGACAAAGACGGTGCCCGTCTGACCCGTAGCCTCAACGCCGTTTAGGACGACATTGGCGATACCAGAGACTACGACCGTCCCTATGGCACCTGAAGCCGAGACCCCGGTGACGGGGATGAGCGTAGACGCAGCAACGCTTACCGTGCCGACAAAACCTGTCGCGGTAAGATTACCAACACCTTCGCCCCAGCCTTGTTCGCCCCAGCCTACGCCAGAGGCGTTCCAACCGTCAAAGGCGACAATTACGCCTGCCACGGTCCTTTGCCTAACTTAATTAGGCAATACGAAGGATTGCAGTCGTCGAGGTCGGAGCCGGGAACTGGATGGTGAAGTTGCCCGCCGTCGAGGTCTTATCCCCGCCGAACGCCAGCACCGCAACAGTCTTGTTCGACTGAGTCGCGTTGTAGATCAACGCACCGTTTGAGGTGATGGTCGCGCTACTAAAAGTGACATCGTCGAAGTCAAGCCACGCGGTCGTGCTCGTGAAGGTCGGAGCCTGCGAGATCGTAAGCGTCAACCCCCCCGCCGTGTAGTTCGTGCCAGACGAGGAGACTTCGTTGGAAGTCGTATACGCCGTGGTCGAAGCATCGAGCGTGGCCGATGAGGTGTAAAGCGCGATCTTGAAGACATCCGCAGCACCCGAAGCACGGGTAGGCGCGGTACCAAAGTTGTGTGTCGCCGTCAAGATTTCAGTCTTGAAGGAAGTCGTCATAGCCTGAGTAATCGGCATCTCAATCTCCTAAACGCGAAGCCGCGTCACTAAAACCGTTTTCGTTCAAATACCGTCGCACATTCATCCGCTCGGACTCCTGCGCTTCTTGCAGGTACTTCACTAGTACCCGGTTCAGTTCTTCCTTCGTCTGTACGCGAAGGATGCGGGTTGTCGCCCGTTCAGCAATCTCTTCTGGGGTATAGCCCCGGTTCTCTGTCGTCTGGACAAAGACCTGACCAAGTTCCGTGTGTCCGTCCATCAAGTCACCTGTACCCGAGCCTGACCAGAACGATACGCATCCTGACGGTCTAGACCATCGCCCAGACGCTTGAGAAGCCCGAGGGCTTCCTGATACTTAGCCTCGTAGTTCTGCATCATATCACCCTCACCCTTGAGGTAGGTGTACGCCTCACGGAGCGAACCGTAGAGCAGTACCGTCTCGAAGTTATCGCCCAGCCAAGAAGTCGAAGATGAAACGATAGAAGTAGGGTAATAATAGTAATGCAGTTCTGCTGTGTAGTTAGCGTTCGGAGTCGGCCCCAACAACATAGTTGCATTATCAAAAATGGCGTAGTACGCAGGCTTGCCCGTGCTGTTGGGCGGCGGATACGCGGCCCGGATGTAGTTCACGTCCTTGTTTAGCAGGTACTCGTACTCGCCCGTAGTCGGGTCGATGACCGCCAAGGAGAACGTTGATAGCCAGTCAGAAGGCAACGAAAAGTACTGAAAATTCTGCGTCATCGTGCCCGTGGCATTCTTACGAATTGCGGGGATCTGCACAGAGTTGTAGATGCGCTCCTCAGCCAACTGTACGAACGTTGGGATATTGGAGACGAACGAAGACTCTGTGCTCTCACAGTAATCTTGGATCAACGTCACCAATGTCGAATAGTTCACGGCGACCAGCCCGACCTGTACTTCATGTTGGTTTCAAGGTTGATCTGCGAGACAAACTTAGTGCCCTTCGTCGCAGCACCAGCACCCTTCATCTTCATGTGGGTGACGCCCTTGTTCACATCCTTCTCAGGGTAGCCATTGCGACCCGTTGAATCAGTGTTGGGTTTGATCTTGTTCATGTTGTTCATAAGGCTTACCTCGGGCCGCTGGAGCCACGCATCGGGCTGCGCTGGTTCATCACCTTCGCCATACCACGACCGTACTTCTTCATGTCGGTGTTGGTCTTGCCACCCGCACGAAAGCCCTTAGCGTTCTTGCCGTGAGCCTTGTTCGCCGGAAGTTTAGCGTGTTCCTTCAAAGTCATAGCCATTTCAAATCTCCTAGGTCGTTACGACCGTTACAGTCCCTACTTCACCCGCCGGAGCGAGCGTATTAGGGGTCAACCCTACATCGTAGGAACTCGCCCCGCCAACCGGGTTCCAGCCCCACTGGATCATTCTACTACCGCCTGCGCCGTTATTGCCTTCTTCAAAGTAACTCAGGTCAGGTCTTGGGTTCCTAAGCGCCTGCGGGTCATCCACCGGGTAGAGGCCCAGCGACAACTGCGGCTGATCAGGCTCCCAGCACTCTGGGCAGACCAAGATGTTTACGTTCTTGGTCTTGATAACGAGGCTCTTCAATTGTCGCAATTTGTACCGAAAACCGCATCGGTCGCACTCCGCGATAGCATGTTTGCCACTTGCAAACCGATTTGGCATTAGTAGCCACCCAAGAAACTCTGGCGGGGCACAAACCGCACTGCCGCCTTCTCCCGGTCTTCCCCTGCCGCCAAGTCCCAAGCCTCGTCGTACTGGGCTTTCAGGATCTGTGTGCGGACATCTGCACCCGGAATCTTCATGGAGAGCATGTAGGCTAACCCCGCTACCAAGCAGGGCATAAACCGAAACGGGATATCCTGACCGTTAGAACCCACACCGGGATCAAACATCCGCACAAGGCGCGTGTAGACGAGCGTCCAAGTGGTCGTGTTATCAGGCTTCGGCCATACCGTGTACTGCGGGTACACGATGACGTTATCAGCACCCGTGGCTCCAGTACGCCGATTGATCCAGATCTGGATGGGGCGACCCGTCGCGTTCTTGTTTGGGATGGACAGGTAGGTCGAAGAGGAGATACGCGAGATGTTGATGTCCTGTTGATTTGTTCCCGTGCCTGTGCGGATCACATGGTCAAGCAGGTCAACCGTATCGACAGGAAGGTCATACGTGCCTTGGTTGTAGGTTAGGGTCTGCGTACCCGTCTCAAGCGTCCAAAGGTTAATACCCCGGTTCGCCCAGTCCATGAACAACAAGGCAAGGCTGCGCTTAGAGGTACGGAAGTCATAGCCCGTACGCAACTCAGCCCCACAACGCTCAAAAGCCTCCTCAATGATCGTATTAAGATCAAGGTTGAACTCGGTTGTGGCTGTAGTTTTGTCGGCCATTTAC